TGCACGTGTTAATTCTGTTGCACCTTTATTTGAATCTGGTATGATATGGTGTCCGGAGCAGAAATTCGCAGACGACGTCATGGAAGAGTGTGCAGCATTTCCTTACGGCGATCATGATGATTTGGTGGACTCTACCACACAAGCTCTCATGCGATTCAGACAAGGTGGGTTAATACAACACCCTGAAGACTACGTTGACGAACAAGTCAATAAAACTAAAAGGAATTATTATTAATGAGTAAGTCAATCATTAAAAACTTTATCGCTAAAATGGTAGCCGGTCGTGCTGACGACGGCATCATGATTACACTATCTGATCCTAGAAAAGTAGATTTTCAAACAGCAATAATGGAAGATTTGTTGATGCGTAATGGCATTGATCCAAGAGCCATTACTAGTGAAGAGCAATTAAAGATGTTGTTGAATCAAATTGATGCTATGAATAAGCAATCAACAACTACATCAGGAATTAGAAACGCAGAGTCAGCAAAAGTATTTGATCTTAAAGGTAGAAAAATAGAAGACACAGATAATATCATGGGTGGTGAAGAGATGCCACCACCAGGAAGCAGAGGTGGTAAAGACGATATTGCAGCGCCGGTGCAATCAGCAGAAGGGTCATTGAGAGATATGACTGAAGCAGAGATAAAAGCAAACCTAGAAGCACAAAACAAATCTACTATTAAAAAAATACTAGAGCGAAAAAACAGAGAAGACGTTTACGGTTTAGAAGACTACGACACAACAAACATGTCAGAGATCAAAAAAGAAATTATAAGAACAGAAACAAAACTAGGTAATCTAAATCCAAATAGCCCTGACTTTAGAGAAAGAGCAAAACCATTAGTTGATAAGATAGAAGCATTAAAAAATAAAATGCGAGATGACAAAGCAGATGGTGGCATCATGCGTCTTGGTTTGAAAGAAGGATCAGGAATGTCAAGACGAACATTCTTAAAATTTTTAGCAGGTGCTGCATCAATACCAATAATTGGTAAAATTTTTAAACCACTAAAAGTTGGTAAGACAGTAACTAAAGTTCCAATTATTAAAACAGATAACGTGCCTGGTAAACCAGAATGGTTTGATCAATTAATTAACAAAGTAATTCTTGAAGGAGATGATGTTACAAAACAACTATCAACTGTTGAAAGAGAAATTGTACACACTAAAAAAATAAATGACACTGACCAAGTAACAGTTTACCAAGATCTTAACACTGATTCTGTTAGAGTTGAATATAAGAGTCCAAATAATATGTTCGAAGATCAGGTTAATCTTGACTATAGAAAAACTCCGGCTGATGAAGGAACACCCAAAGGATCAGCTGAGTTTGAAGTTACGGAGTCTGGTATAGTTGGCAGAGCTGACGGTCCCGCTGATTATAGCATGGATGTAGAAGAAGTTGGTGGTCAAAGTATTAAAGATTTAGATTCAGATGTTTCTGCATTAAAAGAATTTGCAACAGGTGAAAAACAAACATTAAAAGAATTTGTACAATCTAAAAAAAGAAAAGATAAAGTTAAAAGATTAAATGAAGGCGATCCAGATGAGACTTCTCAATACGTTGTCGATAGACAAGGTGATTATGTTCCAGAACCAGATGACTTTGCATCAGGCGGTATCGCTAGAATGTTGGGTGAGTAATGGAAGACTTACAGGATAAAATCATAGAGTTGATGGATCTCTTCGACGAAGGAGAAATCACAACCGCAGATAAGATAGGTAAACCAGAAGAAACATTAAGGAGAGAGATGTTTCAAAATGCTTTTAAATCAGACAGAACAGAAAAAGCAGGTGGTGGTATGTTAGTGCAACCAAGTGCTGATGGATCAAGACCTGGGTACAAAGAAGAAAAATTTATATCTGGACCTGGCACAAAAACTACAGCGTTGGATGATCCTAAAAAATATAAAATTGTAAAAAAATATTTAAACAAAGTAAAAACACAAAAAAACAAAAGAATATTTTTAGATTGGTCAGAACAAATTGGATCTAAACCTAATCCGTGGTATGTAAAATTAGGGAAAGAAGTAAAATTAAGTAGACAACCTTTAAATCTATTAATTAATAAAGTTATAGCAGAAGAATTTCCTACTGCATATTCTGGTAGAGAAGGTAAAATACAATATGCAAGAGAAATGACTGTTAAGTCTTTTATTAATTACTGGAATCAAAATGGAATGTTTGATGGTAATGAAAAATTAGCAAAACCTTTAGAACAATTTGTAACCACAAAAAAAGGTGCAAACAACTATGAAAATATAAATCGTTATTTTAGAGAATGGAAAGAAGGTAAGTTTGAAGTAGATGGCGTTAATAGAAAAAATTTAGATAAAGATCTTTTACAATCAATAAAAAAATGGAGTTCTTCTGTTAAAGGTAAAAGAAGCAATCTTGTTAAAGAACAACTAATATATTTAAATAAATTAAGCCCTAATCTTTCTTATGATAGAGTTGCAAATTTATTTGCAAAAAAATTTCCAAATAGTTCACAAACTTTACAACACAGATTAAACCAATTAACAGAATTAAAAAGAAATGGTGCTTATAATGATGGCACAGGTAATCCTAAAAAAATACCTGGTATAGAAATAGGTGAAAGATCAGGTTGGTTAAAAGAAGGTTATGGAAAAGGTTTTCTTGGTAACTATGGTAGATTAGTTAAAAAAGCTGACGAGTTAACAGCCGCAGGTGAAACTAAACTTGCAAAAAGGTTATACAATGCAGCAGACAAATTTTTTGGACCCATGGGCATATTTACAAAAGCTGCTGGAGAAGGAGAACACCCTTTATCAAGAAACATGGGTGATGGTCCTATTGGTAACCAATTAAAAATAAATAGTTTGGTAAGTGGTGATTTAAATCAATTTAAAAAATTTAATTTTGATTCACCTGTAAGAAATTTAGTTTTAGAATATGAAAACCCAAATACTACAAGTGCTAGAAAAAAAGAAATTAAATTAGAAATAGAAAATAGAAAAAAACTTATCAATATATTAACAGAAGGACCTAATCAAAAAGGAATAGTAGACTCTGTTAAATTTAATTATGGGACTAATAAAATTGGCGCAAGTGTAGATGTTCCAGATATAGATAAAATAAAAAACTTTGATATAAATGAATTTATAACAAGAGGCGAAGAATACAGAACATCTGTTTTACAAAAAGGAAAAGATTTTGGTTTAGTAGATAAAAAAGGACAAATAATAAAACAAACATTAGGTGCAGAACAAATTGAAAATATACTAGCATCTCTTGGAGACGGTAATTGTGCTGTAACTTTTGGTAAAAATAAAAGAGATGGTGGTAGAATAGGTTATCAAACTGGAACACCAGGATTAAATCAATGTATTGAAAGTGGTATAAAAAATATTAACGAAGGTAAATTTAAAACAGCAGATCAAGCACAAGATGCAGCAAGACTTTTAGGTGGTGGTAAAAATGCATTAAGAACTATTACTAAATATGGTATCTTACCAGAAGCTGCATTCGTAGCAGGTGAATCTATTTTTAGAACTGTATTAGGTGAAAAACCATTAGATGCAATAAAAAAATCTATAGACTCATTTACATTTGGCGCAACCGATTTTACGTCAGGTATAGAAGCGGCGAAGTTTGGTAAAGACGCTAATCGAAAATTAGCTGTTGATAAATTTAAAGAAAGTCAAGCTAAAGTAAATAAATTGGAAAAACAAATAGCAGGTCTTGATCAAATAGGAGAAGCAAAAAAATTTGGTTACGGAGTAGATAACTCTGAAATTATGCGAATGACAAAAGAAAAATTAGAAGCAGCAAAAAAAGAATTAGAACAGAATTATGTTAGTCCTGACTTGGTTCAATACATAGATAGAAAAGCAGAAAATATTGCCGATGCACAAGAAGCTAAATCTCCTATAGCTAAAAGTAGATTTAAAGAAAATATGAAATTAAATGCTATTAATTTAGCAAAAGAAAGAGATAAAAGTCAAATGGATTTAAACATAGATATGTTTCCAAATTTTAGAAATTATGTACAAAGTGAAGAGGGACAAAAAGATAAAATATTTATGAATACTCCAGATGAGGTTATTAAGAAGATTGTTGGTGAAGAGGGTATTGAATTTAAAAAACAATTAACAGATGCTTACAAGATGGAAAATTTAAAAAATAAATTTGGTGCGGAACAAATATATGGAACACAAGGTGTTTTCTCACAACCACTAGCAGGTGGTGGTGTTGCTAAATTAGCTGGTGTAGATCAAGGCCCACCACCAGAATCAGGACCAAACTCACAAGGGTTGCAAGGTCTATTAAATCGTGTTAAGAAGGTATAGGAGTATTAAATGGCAGATATAGATAAAGGACTCCCTAACACTCGTACAAAACTTGACATTCCTTCAGAAGAAGAGATGGCAGAAGAAGTTAGTGTTCAGGAAGAAGAAGTAGAACAAAAAGGACCCGTTGAAGTAGTGCCAGAAGATGATGGTGGTGCAACGATCGACTTTGAACCGGGAGCTATAAACATACCGGGCACAGAAAATCATTTCGATAACTTAGCAGATATTTTACCAGAAGATGTTTTGGAACCAATAGGAAACGAAATGGTTCAAAACTACATGGATTACAAAGCTTCAAGAAAAGAATGGGAAAACAGTTACAAAACAGGTTTAGATCTTTTAGGATTTAAATACGAAAATAGAACTGAACCATTTCAAGGAGCAAGTGGTGCAACACACCCAGTAATGGCAGAAGCTGTTACACAATTTCAAGCACAAGCTTACAAAGAATTATTACCTGCGGATGGACCTGTTAGAACAGACATCATAGGTGTAAAAAATCCAGGAACAGAACAACAATCTGAACGTGTTAAGGATTTTATGAATTATTTAATTATGGATCAGATGAAAGAATATGAATCAGAATTTGATTCAATGTTATTTCATTTACCATTAGCTGGTTCTACTTTTAAAAAAGTATACTATGATACAACAATAGCAAGAGCAGTATCAAAGTTTGTACCAGCAGATGAATTAATCGTTCCGTATACGGCTACCTCATTAGACGATGCGGAAGCGGTTATTCATACAATTAAAATTTCTGAAAATGAATTAAGAAAACAACAAGTATCAGGTTTCTATTCTGACATAGAACTTGGACCACCTGGCACAGATGTTAATGATGAATTAAATAAAAAAGAACGTGAACTAGAAGGCACAAAAAAATCTGGTAAACAAGAACCAGTTTATACTTTGTTAGAGTGTCACGTAAACTTGGACCTGGAAGGTTTTGAAGATCAAGGAACTGATGGACCTACAGGAATAAAATTACCTTACATCGTAACAGTCGAAGAAGGTAGTAGGAAAGTTCTTTCTATCAGAAGGAACTACGCGCCCGATGATCTAAAGAAAACTAAAATCCAATATTTCGTCCACTTCAAATTTCTGCCAGGACTTGGATTTTATGGCTTTGGACTCATTCACATGATTGGCGGATTGAGTCGTACGGCAACGGCGGCTCTCCGTCAATTATTAGACGCTGGTACTTTATCGAACTTACCTGCTGGATTTAAACAAAGAGGAGTAAGAGTTAGAGATGAAGCATCACCCATACAACCAGGTGAATTTAAGGATGTCGATGCACCTGGTGGTAATTTGAGAGACGCGTTCTTTCCATTACCATATAAAGAGCCTTCGCCAACACTATTAAATTTATTAGGTGTTGTAGTACAAGCTGGTCAAAGATTCGCAGCTATTGCTGATATGCAAGTGGGTGATGGTAACCAAGCAGCTGCAGTTGGAACTACCGTTGCATTACTAGAACGTGGTTCACGTGTTATGTCTGCAATACACAAAAGATGTTATGCAGCGATGAAATCAGAATTTAAATTATTAGCAAACATTGTTTCAAAATATTTACCACCAGAATATCCATACGACGTTGTGGGTGGTGCAAGAAATATTAAACAAACAGATTTTGATGACAGAGTAGATATTGTACCTGTTGCAGATCCAAATATTTTTTCAATGTCGCAAAGAATTACACTTGCACAAACACAATTACAAATAGCAACATCAAATCCACAATTACACAATATGTATCAAATATACAGAAACATGTATGATGCAATTGGTGTAAAAAATGTAGATGCGGTGTTACCACCACCTCAACCAACAGCTCCAATGGACCCAAGTATGGAACATATTAATGCAATGGCAGGTAAACCTTTTCAAGCTTTTCCTGGTCAAGACCACAGAGCGCACATTACAGCGCATTTAAATTTTATGTCAACTAATATGGTTAGAAATAATCCATCAATTATGGCTGCAATACAAAAAAATATACTTGAACACATTTCAATTATGGCTCAAGAACAAATTCAACTTGAATTTAGAGAGCAAATGCAGCAAATGATGATGATGCAACAACAGGCAGCAGTCAATCCACAGGTACAACAGCAGTTACAGATGCTTACAAATCAAGTTGAAGCAAGAAAAGCTGTGTTAATAGCTGAAATGACAGAGGAATACATGAAAGAAGAGAAACAAATTACGTCTCAATTCGATAATGACCCTCTTCTAAAGCTAAAATCACGTGAAGTTGACCTTAGAGCGATGGAAAATGAGCGTAAAAAGATGAATGACGAAGCAAATCAAGATTTAAACAGAGCAAAACTAATGCAAGCACAAGAAATTGCAGAAGATAAGCTTGAACAAAACGAAGATTTAGCTAAATTACGTGCTGGAGTTAGTCTTGCAAAGCAAGGTATACAAGAAGCAAAACTTATGGTAGAGGATAACTAATAAAAAAGGTAAAAAACTATGATGAACTACAAAAAAGCAAAACAAATAGCAGTTCCAGAGCAAAATGTAGAAGTAGATCCAAGATCTAAAACTACTGCAGACCAAGCTTTTAACTATATTCCTACAGGAGACAAGGAAAAAGTTAGAGGAACTAAAAGAATGTTAGCTGAAAAGAAAAAAGAAGCTACTTGGTACTAATTTATGTGGTTTAGTGCTCTAAAGTTAGGCTTAAACGCAGCAACGCACATCTATAAGAAGAAACAAGAGACAAAGATGGCGATGGCTGACGCACAGCACATGCATGCCTCTAAAATGGCTAAAGGTGAGAGCGAATATCAAGGCAAATTATTAGAAGCAAGACAATCGGACTGGAAAGACGAGTTCGTGTTGCTCGTGTTAACGGCGCCGATATTAGTGATCGCCTGGGGGGTCTTCTCGGACGATCCGGGTGCAGCAGAAAAGATAAAAATGTTCTTTGAACAGTTTCAACAGCTGCCCAGCTGGTTTACAAATTTATGGATTCTTGTCGTGGCGAGTATTTATGGTATAAAGGGTACACAAATTTTTAAAAACGGAGTAAAAAAATGACAAGTTTAAAAAACCAAATGAAACTTCTTAAAGACGCTGGTAAAGGTGTTATTGAAAGTGTTAAAAAAGCTTCAGAACCTTTTGTAAAAGAAGCTGTTATTTTACCTGAAGTAAAAAAGATTTTTAAAGGTTTAAAATCCGGTTCTAAAAAAACAATAAACGAAGGCAAAAAATAATGTTTAAAAAATTTCAAGCACTCATAGGTGGTGGTAAAAAAGTATTTGACACTATTTCAAGTGTTAAACCAAACGTGCCAAAAACAAAATTAGACAAAGCTAAAAGTAAATTAGCTATCGCCACACAAAAAACAAAAGCCTCTACTGCTAAATTAGGTCAAACTATGTTTGAAAGTAAAAACAAAGCTTTCAAAGGAGATGATTTTACATTTTCATACAGCAAGAAAAAAACTCCAAAAGTTTCCGAACAAAAAGCTAAAGGTGGCAGAGTTGGTTTAAAATTTGGAAGTAAGAGAAAATCAAACGTACAAAAGATACAAGAAACGTTTGGACCTAAAAAACAATTATCAGCTAAACAAATGAAGATAGCAAAATTAGCTGGTAATCCTAAAAAAATTGATGCACAAG